CATCCAATGTTGCCCGTGGTTGATGATGGAGAGGCTGCAATCAATTTCGTCCCTGCTAGGATGTGATACCCTGCCGATGTCGCCATGCCTGCATTGTATCCGTAGATCGGTTTGTCTGAATCATCCATGGCAATATTAACCTCTTTGATACCGTCAACCATCCCGCCTGGTGTGTCTGACACAATGACAATCGCTTTCACGCTGTCGTCGCTGTTCGCGGCTTGAAGGTCTGCGATGATCTCCTCGTATCCTGTGCCCCCCATGGCGAGTTCAATAGGTGATGCCCCTGACATCATAGGGCCGAACGCGTGAATGGTTGCAATCCCATCGCTGGAACTCATCGGCTGGCGCTGGTTGAACATCATCGATAACCACTCGCGCAACTGATCCGTCTCTTGGTGTTGCCCTTCGGTCATCTTAGCCACAGCTTGCTGTGGTAGTTCTAGAGACATCATCTGCGTCAATCCCTTTTGAGAGATCGACCAGGCTTTATTGGTGGCTTTGTTAAATAGTGGTTTCATCGTCTTGTGTGGTTGTTTCCTCTGTGTCGTCTGATGCCATCTCGTTAGGCGTGAACATAACAAGCTCTCGCTCGTCAATGGTAAATCCAGTTTCGTTTTGCTTGTCTGCAATCTTCTGCTTGCGCTTAATTGCCTCATCTGCTCTGATCTCTAGATGCTCGCCGTATGTGTGGCCGTCAGCTTCGACTAGGTCGGTCATGTTGTATCGTCCGAGTCTAAACCCGTCTGACATCATCTTAGCCTCCCTGCCGTCGTCTACAGTCAAGCGTGGCGGTTTAGTGAATGACCAAGCCATCGGGTTTTCCAATGTTGGCAGTTCACCTCGTTGAGCGTGGAAAGAGTAGGCATACGTCAGAACTCTAAGCGCCCATTTACGTAGTCGCTTCTGTCGGGAGATTACAGCCTTGCGAGCTTGCAGGATCTCTCCGCGCTCTGCTGTTCCCTGTCCTGTTGGTTTCCATGTGAGAGAGTAAGACCAGTTTGCACCAGCACAGAATGAGCGGATCATTCTGTCGTGGAAACTGTCGAAGGTGTCACCTCCTGCTTCGTGCTTGAGCTGTGTAATCTTCTCACCCTCGCCCGCTTTGGCATACCAGATTGAAGGGCTGATTTCCTGAGTCGATACAACATCACCAGTGGATGTGTCGCCTGTCAGTTCGTTGCGTGGATCTCCGAACGTTGGCCCGCCTGTGTCGTTCTCGATGAATAGGCCAATGCTCGACATGATAAGCTGGCGGGTGCGTTCGTATTCTGTTGATTGCAGGACGTGTTTTAAATCCTCCAGTGCGTGAGTCGCTACAGGTAAACCGCGCCTACCGTCTGACAATGATGGATCAAATGAGTGATGCATGCTATGACCTGGGATATCTGTATATTCTTGATTCCCTTGACCTGTGCTGACTCGGTAGGCAATAGCCTTTTCCATTGGATTGTAAATGATCCCGTGGACGATCTTATTCCCATTATATGCGCCACCTTTAACGGTGCAAGTCGCAGCGTCAATCGTGCCCTTAGTCCTCACAGCGTAAGCGGGGATGTTCTGGATGCGTGGCAAGGTTCCATCCTCGTTGGTTGTTAACAAGGTGAAGTGATCACCTCTAATGTCGATCTCTGATGATACCTGCTCTAAGTTTTCGTGCCAATCCCATTGCCCACCCCGAACGTCGAGGGAGTTAAAAAATACACCCGTTGCCCACTTCTTGACCTCGTCAGCGTCTGACTTATCACCTTCTCCTGTGTAGGTTGGCAACCACGCCTCGCCTACTGAATAAACTTTCTTCTGATCGACCACGCTTTTCATCGGGCCAAGGTTAAAGTAAAGGCGCTGAGATAGTGAAACGATGACGTCCCTGTCGCGTTCTGTGATTAGCTCATCGAGCGATTTGCATTGGGTAGCGAACTGCGGGCCTCTGTGTCTCGATGTGTCAGAGGCGTGAACAAGTTTTCGAGTTGACGCAACAGATTGGCCGTATTGATTCAGAATAGACATGATTAGAATATAGGGATTGACTGATTGGAGATCGCGCCCGATCGGTCATACATGGCAACGATTAGATAAAGCAAATCCATACGCTCCTGATTACTCATCGTGCGATTACCTGAGTATGATTTCCCGTTGATTGTTGAGGATGTAAGCTCGAAAGATGCATTCTGATCTAGTGCCATCTTGAGTGTCAAACTGGAAAGCTCAGCCCTGATGGCTGCCTCTGCTGCACTATCGCTTTTGAGGGTGTTATAAATCCTTACGGCTTGATTGTGCGTATTCACATGCTCATTAACATTCCACGTCTTGCGAATGTCAAAGAAGGATTTAGACACAATAAAGCCCCGCCGATTATGGCGAGGCTTTGGGTGATGTGATGTCGGGGATTTTATAACTTCCCCCTACCGCAGAACTCGCAGCGGTATGATTTGAATACATTAAGGAATCCCAGCATGATCCAGATAAACACCCATAGCCCGCCTGTCACCAGGGTGAGGAATGCGTGGAGGATGTGGTTAACGCGCTGCTTCGAGAACGGTCTTGACTGGCCGCATGTCTTGCATTGGCGGCATATTGTTTTTTTGCTCATGGTTTTTATTTGTAGATCTTCTTGCCCGCCAGCTTATTAAACGGAAGCTCGTAGTCTTTCCTTCGTCTCATCTCGATTTCTCGAAGACGTTTGAACTGGTGATTAAATGTAGTTGTGTCGTCATCGTCTACGGCTTTGAGGGCTGCGGACATGGTTAGTATTAATTGATTATTCCAAAACCTTTGAACGGTTCGGAGTTGTGCAAATTCTGATGTTGGTTTTTGTTCCATGCGGTTAATGTTTCACAGTATGCCAAAACCCGCAAGATGTTTTTTCATCAATCTCCGAAGATGCCGAAGATCAAAGCTCCTGCTGTGTTGTAAACCTCGCAATCAAACAGGTGATTCTGTCGGCTCGTCTGCTCCCAGTAACCTACAATCTGCTTGCTCTTACCCTTCGGGCCTTCCTTCCGAACCTCCGCAGCCATGTGCTTTCGGTAGGTCTTGGATACGTCAGGAGGTATCGACCAATCCAATCCGCTGCCATTCATAAGTCGCCACAGAACATCCTTGATTGGGTCGGTTGCAATCTCGATGTATCGTGCCCTTGTGCCATCCTCACCTGTGGCGTATTTGATCGTTGAGTATAGCCTTTCCTCTACGCCCCCTCCTTTGATCTTGTGCTGATAGGATCTGACCTGGCCGTTTCCGCGTATCCCCCACCATCCGTTTTTACCGCATAGCTCAACAGTCTTCGACCACTCGAATCCGATATCCATGAATACGTGTTGATCCTTGACGCCAAACTTAGCCTGTAGGTCTTTAATCCTCACCTCGTCATCGGTGGCGGGTATGAATCCCTCCCACAATAACTCTGATGCCTTACCAGCAGACCATGCCCGAATTGACCCCCAGAAATGATCTCCACCCTTGTCCATGCTAAAGAACCGAACAGTCTCGTCTTCAATCTTTTCCTTCGGGTCGCGTTCTTTCATGGGTGAATAGGAAACCTTCATGTCGTTTTTCTCAACACCCATATCATCCTTCCACGCTGTGCAATCATCAGCCTGACACATCTGCATATATGACGTAACATCGCCAAGGTCAAGTTTGCGCTTTGCTTCGAGTAGTTTCAAAACGTAGTTGCTCCAAGGTATCCACCAGATTGCCAGCCTGTGCATCCTGAATCCTCGATGCCCTGTCAATGCATTATCGCTGGTCGAGATATACTTACCTGTGTTTGTGAGGTCACGTCTCGACTTCGGAGTGTCCTTGAACTGCTCCCCGCATGATCCGCATGTAACGCGGGCCGTGTCTGCTGTGGCCTGCGTGTCGATCTCGCTGCCGCTTTCATCTTTGATTACGTCATAAGCTAGAACACTTCGGTCGTAGGCTGTGAACTCTTTACACTTCGGGCACTTGAATGACCATTTCGCCATGTCGGTCTTTTTCCACTCTGCGTCCAAGTCATCCTCATGCCAGCCTGCCTGTGATACAATGAAGACTTTTCTGTTCCATCGGTCATGATGTCGCTTGAGGAATAGACCCATTAAGCCCTTGTTCCATTTCCATGCCTCGTCCCCGTAGAGGTAGCGCATGGATTTTTCGTTGAAGTTGGTCGCGTTCGCCCCGCCTGATGTGAAGGGCATGTGTGGAAAGATGATGTCGCGGGTTCTCGTCTTGTGTCGATCACTAGGCCACAGCTTGTCAATGTTACGACATGACCTGAGCGCTGGTTCCAATCTGGTTTCCACCCAGAACTTAGAGGCAGAATCGGTTTGCGATGCGTAGAGGAACGCACCTGGGTCTTCTGACACGACCCACGGAATGAAACCTTCAGCCATCGTTGACTTGCCAGAACCCGTGGGCGCGAGCATGACGATCTGGCGAGTGTGTGAGTCGCCACCGCATTCCATAGGGGCACGCTGCCAAGGTGTTTGAGATATATCAAACTTGGCCGAACGCTCCGAGCCTTGGAGTTTTACGTTCTCACTTGCCCAATCTGGTGGGCTTAGGAGTGACGGTGGACGGATGCCCAGTCTGAATGCTTCGCTCATGTTCTGTTTTCTGTTTGGGTTGTTTCGTCTTCCAGTATGCTGACTCGCGATATTTCTTCGGGTCGCTTCGGTTCTTGTCTCCTTTGCCTGCGCTCATGATTTTTTATCTTTCCAGAATTCGGATTGTGCATCTGCCAGGTCGTGCAGTATGATTGAGAAATCCTTTTTGATTCGTTTTTGAATGTCTATTACTGTCATTCCCTCTAGGGCTGGTGGCTGATCGTTGCCGAGTTTCATCAATGCACCTTTGACGGCTGCTGCGATTTTGGTATCACGCTCGTCAACCTCTGCCAGTGGTATCAATTTCGCCTGCTCCTTCTCCACCTTGATCAATGATTGAAGCGCCATAGCCTTCTCTTTGATTATCTTTGCATCATTCAGATCTGTGGCAGATAACGCCGCAGCCTTTAGCTGCTCGATGGTTGTTGATGATGATGTGGCTGAAGCTGCTGATGCTGACAGTTTGGCATCAGGCTTTACTCTGTGGCGAATCTTAGACATCGCTGTTTTAAGTTCGTCATCGTTGTAGACGTTGACCCCGTCGCGTGACAATTCCTTAATGGTGGCAAGGGTTGTTCCGTTGTCCTCTGCGATTTGCTGGTGTGG